GACCCGCAAAAACCTGCGCCATCTGGCTTCCTTGATAAGGCCATTGATGTTGTGAAGTGGGTAGACAGCCCATTCAAGTTGGCGGTCGTTATTCTTTTAGGTGCTTTTGGCTTGACCGGATACCTTGTGTATCAGAACCAAGAAAAGCTCATCAATAAGGTCATCAATCACGATACCATGCCAACCTTGGTGTCAGATGAGCGTATCGTCGGTGCGGCGCAAGCTCTTATGAGAGACCTTCGTGCTGAGACAATTATTGTTCATGAAATCAACCTATCTAGCAATGCCAGAACAACTCGCGTGGCTCTTAGCCCAGATGGCCGTCACGCTCCGCTGGAAGGCAAGAAGGGCGCATTTTTCTCAGGGTCTCCAGCCCGCAACCATGCTGCAATCTCAATGCTCAATGGCGAGGTGCTGTGTGAGACGTTTGAGCCGTCGTCAGAAGCGGGCGATTGGATCGTGTCAAGGGGCGTGACCTACGCTTGCAGGGGCTCAATTCCTCCAGAACAGGGGACGATGGTTGGCTATTTGGCCGTTGGTTTTAAAGGTCCGCCGCGTGATGTAGTGGCGGTGCGAGCAAGGATTAACCAAACGACGCGCGAGCTAGCGAGGTAAATATGGACCCGCTAACAATCCTCGCTCTTGCCAAGGGCTCATACGAAGCCATTAAGACCGGCGTAAAACTTGGCAAAGAAGTCCAGAGCCTCTTTCGGGACATTTCAAACCTGATGGACTCGGCTTCCAAGCTCACACAACTTGCAGCCTCTCCTCCCAAACCCAAACTGTTTGGCAAAGAGAGTGCAGAGAAGCTTGCCATGGATGCGTTCATGGCGAAAAAAGAAGTTGAGAAGATGTTTGCAGAGGCCAAAAACCTCTTCATTTCTGAGCAGGGATTGCAGGCTTGGGATTGGGTAATGGCCGAAACCGCGAAGATCAAAAAAGAACAGAGGGCTGCTGCCGAAAAAGCCCAGAGGGAACACGAAGAGGCCATGCACGAACTGATGGTTTATGGTGCGGCGGGGCTTGTAATTCTTGTTCTTTTAGCTGGTATGTTCGTGACAATCTTCGTCGTATCTAAGTAGGAGGGGTAAATGGACATTCTCAAGACGGTTGGGCCGCTTCTGGGGCAGTTAGCACCAACCATTGCGACGGCTCTCGGCGGCCCTTTGGCGGGCCTTGCCACGAAGACTCTTTCTAACGTCCTTCTTGGCACAGAAGATGGCTCCGAAGCTGACATTGCCAAAGCCATGCAGAGCGCCACACCGGATCAGCTTGCTGCTATCAAACAGATTGACGCTGATTTTAAAATCCGCATGGCGGAACTGGAGATTGATTTGGAGCGCATCACGGCAAAAGACCGTGACAGCGCCAGAAATCGCGAGATCATGGTTGGAGACCACACCCCAAAAATTTTGGCCGGTGTTATCACATTGGGATTCTTCGGGATTTTGTTCTGGATGTTCATTTATGGTGTCCCTAAAAACGGAAATGAAGCTTTGCTCCTGATGCTTGGGGCGCTTCAAACGGCGTTTACAGGCGTGATCGCGTACTATTTTGGTTCATCTGCTGGTTCTAAAGCCAAGACGGATGTCCTTGCTGCAAAAGGAGACGGGAAATGATCAATTTCAAAGGCGCTGCCCGCAAAATTGAAGACGCCGAGATTGATAACATTGCTGCCGACTTGGGCGTGGAATCGGCTGCCTTCCGTGCTGTCATTGCGGTAGAGGCTGCGGGCTCTGGTTTTGACAAGGCTGGCCGCCCAAAGGCTCTTTTTGAGCGCCACCACTTCTGGAAGCATCTCAAAGACGCACCGGGCCTCCAAGCGCAGGCTGTCGGCGAAGGGCTTGCGTATCCAAAGTGGGGTGAAAAGCCCTATCCAAAGGGCTCGGATGCGGTCTATTCGGAGATCGAGCGGGCCTGCGCCATTGATGAAGAAGCGGCGCTCCTGTCCACCTCGTGGGGTCTGGGACAGATCATGGGCTCAAACTACAAGATGGCAGGATGCCAGTCTGTAGAGGCTATGGTTGAAGAGGCAACGGAATCCGAGGCCGGTCAGCTTCGCCAAATGGCATCGTTTATTCGGTCGGCTGGCCTTTTGGATGAGCTTGTTGCTAAGAACTGGGCGGGTTTTGCAAAGGGCTATAATGGCCCCGGATACGCCAAGAACCAGTACGATACCAAACTGGCAGCGGCCTATGCCAAATTTGCGTGATTGTGCTATAACAAGGGCATAGCGGAGTTGGCATAATGACAACGGGCCTTTCGTACAATGGATCGGTGGCGGGGACGAATAGCTACGTCCAGCAAATTGCCACCATGGCCGTCGTTGAGGCGAACAACCCGGAATATCTGATCATCCTGCCACAGATGATCACTTATGCCGAAAACCGCATGTATCGCGATCTGGACTTTCTCTTTACGTCTATCTCTACAACGGCGTATGGACTGACCGCTGGCAGCAGACAAATTACGGTTCCGGCTGGAACTTTTGTCGTGCCGGAACAGATCAATTTGATCACGCCATCTGGTACAACTAATCCAGATGCTGGAACTCGCGTTCCTCTTTTGCCGACAACAAAAGAGTTTTTAGATCAGGTCTATGGGTCGGGTGTCTCGGCGAATCGTGGTCAGCCAAAGTATTTCGCTCCATTCGGGGACTTCACCTTCCTCGTCGGACCTTACCCGTCTGTGAATTACACTTGCGAAATCGTTGCAACCTACCGCCCTGAAAGCTTGTCGGCGACAAACCCGACTACGTTTATCAGTTTGTATCTGCCAGATTTGTTCATCATGGCGTCTATGGTTTACGTCAGCGCCTACCAGCGCAACTTTGGCCGTCAAAATGACGACCCGCAGATGGCTCAGAGCTATGAGGGTCAGTATCAAACTCTACTCAGATCAGCGATGATGGAGGAAAACCGGAAGAAGTTTGAGGCCGCTGCTTGGTCTTCGCAGTCTCCTTCTCCCGTTGCCACGCCAACGCGAGGCTAATCCATGCCGCATAATTCTTTCAAAATTCTGCCCGGTGTTGATCAAAACAAGACACTAGCCTTGAACGAGGCGGCGGTCTCGATCAGCCAGCTTATCCGGTTCATTCCGGATCGCACCTTGGGCGGTCTGGTTCAAAAACTTGGCGGCTGGTCTAGATACTATCCGAACACCATCAACTCTATTGTTCGCTGCCTTTGGGCATGGGAGGACACAAATGCTAACTCGTATCTCGGAGTGGGCGCAGAAGGTGCGCCAGCGGGTGGTGGAGGCGCTCTGCAAGTTATCGAATCTGGTGGCGCGACTGACATCACGCCTCAAAAGACGACCGTAAACATTGCGGTTAGCTTCTCAACGATATCTGGTAGCAATGAAGTCACCGTTACGGACACGGGGCGCAATGCCGACAATTATGATGTTGTTGATATACAGACGCAGGTAAGTGTCGGCGGCCTTGTCTTGTTCGGCCAATACCAAGTTAACAACCCCGGCGGCTCTGCTAACACATATAAAATATATGCGACTAACATTCTCGGTGAACCAGCTAATGCCGCGTTTACAACTTTGCTGTCTCCGCTCACGGTAACTGGCGCTTCTGGCACGGGTACGGTTGCAACATTAACGTATGCTGGTCCGCATACCTTTGTTGATGGTCAAGCAATTACCGTTACTGGTGTAAATCCTTCTGGATATAACGGCACATACATCGTTACTGGCTCCACATCGACAAGCGTTTCATACGCGAACACGACTACTGCTGCTTGGATAAGCGGCGGATCAATTAATGATAAGGGAGCAGTCCCTAAATTCACCACGACGAATGGCAGTGACTTTGTCGATGTGACGCTCGCTAACCATGGATATTTTGTTGGCGATACGTTCCCCGTTCTTGTCGCTACATCAGTTGGTGGCGTTAGCTTGTATGGCAATTACATTGTCGTATCGGTTACATCTGAAAGCGTATTCCGTATTTCTGCATCTACATCCGCCACATCAACAACCAATGCATTGATAAATAGCGGCGATGTTCGCCTTATTTATTATAACGGCATTGGCCCTCTTCCTCCGGGAAGCGGCTACGGTATTGGTGGGTACGGTCGTGGCGGATATGGAACGGGTATTCCCCCCGTGGCTGGAACTGGTACGCCAATCAACGCGACAGATTGGACATTAGACAATTGGGGCGAAACTCTAATTGCGAGTCCTCTGGACGGCCCAATTTATCGCTGGAACCCAACTAGCGGCGATCCTGTTGCTCTGAACATTGCAAACGCACCGCCTGTCAATGATGGCATGTTTGTCGCGATGCCGCAGCGTCAGATCGTTGCGTGGGGGTCAACATTTACAGGTATTAAAGACCCGTTGCTCATTCGCTGGTGCGATGTTGACAATTACGATGTGTGGGTCGGAACCGTTGTCAATCAAGCAGGCAGCTATCGCGTTCCAAAAGGATCGCGCATCGTTCAGTGTATTCAAGGTCCGCAACAAAGCTTAATTTGGACCGATCTTGGCATCTGGGCGATGCAGTATGCCGGTCCTCCTTACGTCTATCAGTTCAACGAGCTTGGCACGGGTTGCGGCCTTATCGGTCGAAAAGCTGCTAGTTCGGTGAACGGTGTCGTTTATTGGATGGGTCAAAGCCAATTTTTCCGGCTGTCTGGTAACGGTGTTGAGCCCATTCGTTGCCCGGTCTGGGATGTCGTATTCCAAGACCTCGACACGGCAAATCTCGATAAAATTCGCGTTGCCCCAAATAGTCGATTTGGTGAAATCACTTGGTATTTCCCAACGATTAGCAATGGCGGCGAAAACGAAGGCTATGTCAAATATAACTTCGTTCTGGATCAGTGGGATTACGGCTTCAACAGCACCGAAAACCCTTACGTTGCCCGTTCGGCTTGGATTAATGAATCTGTTCTTGGCCCGCCAATTGGCGCGGGTTTGAACCGTTATATTTTCCAGCATGAAACGTCGCAAAACGCGGACGGCGTAGCGATGAATTCCTACTTCCAAACCGGATACTTTGCTTTGAGCGAAGCCGATGTGAAGATATTCATCGATCAAGTTTGGCCGGATATGAAGTGGGGATATTTTGGCGGCATTCAGGAAGCCAATATCAACATGACGTTCTATGTCACGGATTATCCCGGACAGACGGCCATAACTTATGGTCCGTTCACTCTGACACAAGCAACAACTTTTATCACGCCGCGTTTCAGGGGCCGTCTGGTGTCAATTCGAATTGAGAGCAATGACATCGATTCATTCTGGCGTCTTGGTAATTTCCGTTACCGACTGCAACCTGATGGGCGTTTCTGATGACAGCTTCACTCGGTGACATACTTACCACGCAGAAAAACGGCGTCGTTGCGATCAACAATCTTGCCCAGAATGTTGGTGTTCTTTCTGCTGTGTATCGTGGCGGCCCACAGCCTGCTACGGGCGCAACTACGACTACGGGGATTCTATATACGGTTCCAACTGGACAGCAATTTACACTTACCGACATTGAAATTTGCAATGCATCTGGAACAGCTACGACGTTCAGTATTTATCTCGTAGCATCTGGTGGCTCTGCTGGCGCATCGAATGCGCTGTTCTTCAACGCGCCAATCAGCGGGAATACTACTGTTCAATGGACCGGCAGCACCGCGCTATCTACAGGCTCAACAATTCAGGCGTCGGCTGGCGCGGCTACCGTGACAATTAAAATTTCAGGAGGAGCAACGTAATGGCTATTACGGTTTATCCTCCTTATGGATCGTCCTCTAATCCGTCTACTGTCACTTTTGCCGGTGGCAATGTGGACGCATTTGGTCGCCTTCGCGTATCAAGTCCGTTCACTATCTTTGATAGTCAAAGTCGGTTTGCTCCTGACATTCACTATAGTTATGTAACGGGGACGGGTGGGACGACCAGTTACAATACCAATCAATCATCTGTTTCGCTCAACGCAACAACATCGTCCGGCTCTACGGCGGTAGCGCAAACTTTCCGCGTTTTCCCGTATCAACCCGGAAAGAGCATGCTGATTTATCAGACATTTGTCATGAATGCTGCCAAGGCAAATTTGACACAGCGCGTGGGTCTTTTTAGCGCCTATAACGGCGTTTATTTGGAGCAAGGCGCAAATGGTGTGACATTTGTTATTCGCACATATACGGGCGGCTCTGTGGATGACAGCCGATATGTTGCTCAGGCAGACTGGAATGGGGACAAGCTCAATGGCACTGGCCCTTCGGGCCTCACACTTGATCTGACCAAAACGCAAATCTTGTTTTTTGATGTTGAATGGCTCGGCGTTGGTAACGTCCGCTGCGGATTCATCATCAATGGGCAATATATTCTTTGCCACACATTTCAAAACGCTAACCAACCTACATCTACAAAAGTGTACATGCAGACAGCTACGCTGCCATTGAGATATGAGATTACGAATGCTGCGGCGACAGCAAGCGCATCTACGTTGACAATGATCTGCGCCACAGTCATTTCAGAAGGCGGGTATGATCAGGTTTCCGCGCCTCAAATTGCTAGACCGACAGGAAATGGCGTTACAATAGCCAACAATACAGGGCTTACGTTCACGCCTCTGGTGTCCATACGGATCAACTCGTCCTATTTCGGGGCAGTTATTATCCTGTCAATCGTCAATTTTGTTGCGACAGCACAAGGCAACTACGAAGTGGTTTTGGTTCGCAACCCAACATTGACGGGCGCAACATTTGCCGCAGGCGCAATTTCCAGTAGCATGGTTGACGTTGACACCGCAGCGACAGCTTGCACGGCGACTGCTGATAATATTGTTCAGACGGACTATGTGGTGTCCACAAATCAAGGTTCAGTTCCGATTATTGCGCCATTCGGATATAATTTTGATCTTCAGCTTGGCGTCAGTGCGTCCTTGTCTGGTAACGGGTTCAATGCGAGCGACGTAGTGACACTTGCCGCTCGCGGCATCAGCAACAGCCCTGCTGGTTCTGGAATTGGTTCCATCGCTTTCTACAACCTGAGCTTGTGACATGCCCCTGAAAAAAGGCTCCTCCCAAAAAACTGTTAGCGCCAACATCAGCGAGTTGGTTCATTCTGGCCGTCCGCAACAGCAGGCAATTGCTATTGCTTTGAAGACAGCTAGAGAGACAAAAGCAAACGGTGGTGCGCCATTTTTTGGCGCTCCGGCTGACATAAGCACCGAAAAAATTCATGTTGGACCTATCCATAGCCCTGTTGCTGGCAGGACAGATCATCTTCCCATGCACGTTGCATCGGGTTCGTATGTGATCCCGGCTGACATCATTTCGGCTATGGGTGAAGGCAACACCATGGCTGGCTTCAAAGTGGCAAATACTATTTTTACGCCAGTTCCTAATATGGCTGGATTGCCCGGAGAAGACGCGCAGCTTGGTCTGCCGGGTAAAGCAGCCGGTGGTCCTGTGCAGCCCGTCCCGATAGTTGCTGCGGGCGGAGAGTATGTAATCAGTCCTGACGATGTGTCCCGCCTTGGAAAGGGCGATACAGATTTAGGGCATCAAATCTTGGATGCATTTGTAAAGAAAATGCGTCGTAAGACAGTGGAGACTTTAAAGAAGTTGCCGGGTCCAAAGAAAGACTAAGGGGGTCTTATGGGCGAAGATGTAAATGTAAGAATCGGTACGCCGGATGATATTCATGGGATCATGGAGATCGCACTGGATATGTGGGAGGAGTTAGGAATTGTTCCTCCTTCTGCTGAGAAAATCCTGAAAGAGGTTTGGGAGGCTCTCAATCAAGAGAGCGGCCTGATCGGAATTATTGGTGATCCGGGCGGTCGAATTGAGGGTGGAGTTCTACTCAGGATTGGCTCCATGTGGTATAGTGATGAAAAGGTTTTGGAGGAGCGCGGGATTTTTATCCATCGTGACTTCAGGGCGGTAAGAGGAGGCCGCGCTCGGCGTCTCTGTGAGTTCTCTAAAGAAACGGCTAATGCGCTCGGAATACCGCTGCTGATTGGCATTCTTTCGGATCACAGAACCCAAGCTAAGGCTAAACTTTACGAGCGTCAGTTTGGAAAACCAAGCGGAGCGTTTTTCCTCTACGGTGGAACGACCGGATCGGTAAAGGAACACTGATATGTGCGGCGGCAGTTCAACTACAGTCCAAAAGACCGAAATCCCCAAAGAGGTGATGGAGCGGTATAAGAAAGTAAATGAGCGGGCTGAAGCTGTCGCCGCAGAACCTTTTAAGGCATACACTGGACAATTCGTTGCCGGTCTTTCCCCAACTCAGTTGGCCGGTATTGCTGGCACTAACGCCGCTGCCGGTATCGCACAACCTTATTACAGCACCGCTGCCGGAATGACGCTCGGCGGCGTTCAGGATGTCGGTCGCCTCACCGCAGATCAGATTGCCCAGTATCAAAACCCATATACTCAGTCGGTCATCGATCCCACGATCAAGGCTTTGCGTCAGCAGCAGGGTCAGGACTTGGCCCAGCAGCAGGCTCAGGCCATCAGGTCTGGCGGCTTCGGTGGAGATCGCGCTGGCATTGCTCGTGCAGTTTCTATGGGCCAGCAGGATTTGGCTCGCGCTCAAGTCGAAGGTGGTCTGAGGTCTCAGGCTTATCAACAGGGCGTTCAAACCGCAGTTGGTCAGCAGGGTGTTGCTGCGGCTGATTTGGCTCGTCGCCTGCAAGGCGCGCAGCAGTACGCTCAGATGGGGGCTGGCGCTCAAACGGCTGCGCTTCAAGGTGCAGGTGCTCAGTTGCAGGCTGGTCAGCAAGAGCAGGCTACTCAGCAGGCTGATCTCACGGCTAAATATCAGCAGTTTCTTCAAGAGCGCGGCTTCCCGTATCAGCAGGCTCAGTTCCTCGCAAACATCGCGATGGGTACTGGCGCTTTGTCGGGCTCGACCACGACGACCACGGGACCATCCTCGTTCTTCTCGGATCGTCGCCTGAAGGAGGACATTCGCATCGTTGGTAAGACCCACGATGGTCAGCCGATCTATACCTATAAGTACAAGGGCGACGATACGACCCACATGGGCCTCATGGCTCAGGACGTTGAAAAGAAGCATCCGGAAGCCGTTGGCGTGGCCGGTGGCTACAAGACTGTGGATTACGAGAAGGCGACTGATAGCTCGGCTCGTAAGCAACGTGCATACGGCGGCGGTCTTGACCCGATGAATTCCATGGGCGGCGCTGTCATGCCTCAGAACATGGGCGAAGGCTATGCTGTCGGCGGCTATGCGGCTGGCGGTCTTCCCGGAATTAATGAAATCCTTGGTCAGCGCGCCTCGATGTATGCTGGCCTGTTGGGCGGCGAACCTAGTGCAGAGCCCTATGGCGCTAAGTTCCCTATCGTTCAGAGTTTGAAGCCGCCGGGTGACATTCGCTTCAGAGCGCCAAAGCTTGAAGAAAAGAAAAACGAAGCGGCTCAGGCGCTTTCGAACATCAACCAAATGGTTACGTTGGGCCAAAACTTGGATAAAGCCGCAACTTATGTCGGCAAAAAGTTTAAAAAGGACGAGACCGAAGCTCCTAGACAGCCACCGGCTAACACTTCTTCCGGTGCTGGAAATGTGCCTCCGGCAGCGGCGAATACGCCTGCCGCTGGGGCAAGAGTAGGGTTGATTGATCCAGATGCGTACCTGACAAATTCTGTCATGCCTACGGCTCGTGGTGGATTGATCCAAGGTCGTCATGCTTTCGCAAGAGGCGGCGTAAACCCGTATTCACTCAGCGATGATCCTATTCAGGAAGCCGTTGATGCTGGCTCCGAAAAGCGCGAACTGAAGACACCCGATTCCCCAGCCAAGACAGGCCAGCCTCAAGGACCAAATCCTATTGGATTGGCAGCCACTGGCTTGGGTGCGGCTCAGGGTATCGGCTCAATTGGCACGGGACTTAGCGGCCTGACGAGTGCTTTGGGCGGCGGCGCGGCTGCGGCTGGCACGGCTGCGGCTGGTAGTGGCATTATGGGTTCGCTCGGAACCATTGGCGCTGGTGTCGCCAAGGTTCTGCCGTTCCTTGCCATGCTTTCCGATGAGCGCGTGAAGCGTAACAAGGAAAAGATCGGCAACCTGTTCGATGGTCAACCAGTCTATCGTTATGACTTCGGCGATGGCCGCACTGAGATCGGTCTCCTTGCCGGTAAGGTTGAGGATGAGCATCCGGAGGCCGTGCAGGAGCATGGTGGTCTGAAGTACGTCGATTATGAAAAGGCGACCAAGGACGCAGCGGAGAAAGAACATTTCTCGATGGGCGGTCTTGCTCCACGCATGGAGTATCAGACACGCGGTCGCGTTTCGGTTCCTGACATGAGCGACGATGAGATTGCGATCAGGACGATTGCCGCAGAAGGCAGCGGTGATCCTGAAGAAGCCAAGGCTATTGCTGCGGTCCTCGCGAACCGTCGTGCTTCTGGTCGTTACGGTCAGGACTATAGAAGCGTTGTCCTTGCCCCTAGCCAGTTTGAGGCTTGGTCTAATCCTGACGCTCCAAATTATCCGTTGCGTTATGCAGCCGATAGCCCGAGGTACAAGACTGCCCAAGCGGCATTGGACTATGTCAAGTCCGGCGGCGAAGACATCACGGGTGGTGCAACTCATTTCTATGCGCCTCGCGCTCAGGAAGAGCTTGCTCGCACACGAGGTGATCGCGCGCCAGTTCCGCGTTGGGCTGAAGGCCGTGAAGGCCAGATGTTTGGTGCGACTAAGTTCTATAAGGACGTAGATAGCGGTGGCCCTCGCAGGGCTACATCATCTTCCTCGGCAGGCGTTGTCCCGCGTGAGGGGTATGAGGTCGAACGTGATTTCCGTGAGCCCCCCAAAAAGCTGACCGGCTTGGGTGCATTTGGTCCGACTAGGGTCAACCCGGAGACCAACGAAGAAGAAGTCAACTGGAAGCAGATCATTATCCCAACTCTCGTTGGTTTGGGTGCTATGGGCGCTTCGCCGAGCCGTTATTTCGGTGGTGCTTTGCTTCAGGGTCTCGGGGCGGGTGCTCAGTCTTACGCTGGTCTTGAGAAGAGCCAGCAGGACATCGAAGAGAGCAAGGCTCGCCAAGCTGGCATTGAAATGGAAACGGCAAAGGCATCTCTTGATAGAGATAGGGAAGGCAATGTCGTTGCTGTCCTTCTTTCTGACGGCAAGAATACGAGAAGGTACACTGACTTCGGTGAGTTTTGGCGCGGTCGTAAGAGATTGAACCTTTCACCGAATGCTTTGCAACGGTTTGAGCAAGAAGCTCGCGAGGCTGGCGTCGTTGATGATCGTGGTCAGATTATTGAACGTGGTCGCGGTCCTGCCGCACCCGGCGTTGGTGGCGGCGCTGGCGCTGGTGCGGGCGCTGGTCCTGCTGCGGGCGGTCCTGCTACTCCTGCCACACCGGCTGCGCCTGCTGCTCCTGCCGCTCCTGCTGCACCAACTGGCGCGAGAACAGAAGAAGGGCCGGTCCTGCGCCCAACTTCTAAAATCTTCTCCGTCCCGGATGAGGATGTTGCGACTATCCGCAAGAAGATGGATAGCTTGCAAGGAACTCGTATTGCTGGTGCAAAAAACCTTGTTGAAGGCATCACGGCTGAAGGAAATGCCGCTCTTAAACAGCAGCCGCTTGTTATGCAGCTTGGAACTGCCTTCTCGGAACTTCCACCAGAAGGGCCGTTGACGACGGGTATTGGCGCTCCGGTCGTTAATACACTTGGCAAGTGGGTTAATTATATCAGTCGCGGTGTTGGTCAGGGCGATCAATTCAACGCTGCTGACATCAAGAACGCCGAAAAAATTGATAAGCTTCGCGAACAAATTCGCAACGAAGTTGCTACTGCATCTAAGTCAAACCAGACACTTGGAGCCTACAATGCTCTGGATCAAATGATCCCAAGCACAGGCCTGTCGAGACCAGCTATCGCTGACAATTTTGCGTCGATTGTTGTGCAGAACCGTCAGCAGGCGGATATGGCTGAATTTGCCAAAGATTGGCTCAGTAGGGCTCAAAGAATACAGCCAAATCTGACATCTGCGGCGTCTTCTATGATCCCGGAAATGTTTACAAACAGATATGGGCCTAAACTTGAGGCTGATCGTAAGGCTATTGCCGATATGTTCATGCAGCCTGTTCTTCGTGGTGGTCAACCAGTGATCGATCCGGACACAAAGCGTCCTATGAACTGGTTCCAATATGTGAGCAAAAACGCTTCGAACCTGACGCCTGCCGAAAAATCGGCTATTGAGAAGAGATATGGCGAGGGCATCCTGCGCTACTTCCCAGAGGTGAGGAGGTAAAAATGGTTACCTACAACCCACTTTCTGAAGAAGACATCATGGCCTCTCCTGCACAGGAGAGAGCCTCTCCCATGCAGAGGCAAGTAGCGCCTCCATATTCCGCTCTATCAGACGAAGATATTGCGGCGTCTTCCCGCGTCTCCATCCCGGAGAAGCCTTTGGAGCCTCAACAGAGGGTGGAGCAACTAAAA